AGAGGAGAGACGCGTTCTCTTTTAATGCAACAATTTTGCAATTGCGCGTTACTAGTGAACGTGCTATTTTTGCGCATACGAAATTATGGGCAGACCAAGATTAGAAAAGCTCGCTAGCGTGGGAACGATGCAGCTTTGTGACGTGTTAAACATCACAAAAAAACGCATCGCTGAATTGACGAAAATGGGAATTTTGCGAAAAAACTCGCAAAACCAATACGATCTCCCAGACACGGCAACGGATTACATCAAATACTTGCAAGGCATCAGCGGAAAAGAAGTTTCGCTCGCCGAAGGCATCCCACCGCTTGAAGAATCGAAAGCGAAGAAAGCATACCTCGATGCGCAGATGGTTGAGGTCAAATTAGCGAACGAGCGCATGGAAACTTTACCGCTTGGCGAGATCCGCGAACGTGATAGCGCGATTGGCGTAGCGGTCAGAACTGCGATTATGCGTATCCCCAATGACATGCCGGGACAACTTGAAGGACAAGACCCAGCAACGATGGAATCAATTTTGATGGACACCTGCCGCGGCATTTTGGAGGAACTTTCGGACTCGCAATCAGAACTTTGGATCAACATCCAAAAACGTCAAAACGCACTGGAGAAATCTGAGCTATGAGTGATGAATTTCGACGCGCGATTAGACCGCCAACGAATCTGAGCGTTTCGGATTGGTGTATGAAAAACGTAAAGGTTATCGGATCGGAACGCGCACCATTTTATGATGTCAATCAATACCCTTGGTGGCGAATGCCGTTGGACGCGATGGGAGATAGCAAGGTGAAAAAAGTAATTGTAGTTGCTCCGACTGGATCTGGCAAATCCACAGCGGTGGAAGCATTGCACAATTACATTGCAGCAGAAAACCCTGGTCGGTCACTTTACGCTTGCCAATCAAACGACAAGGCAAAAATCTTTGTTGAGACACGACTTAAACCGTCATTGATGGCATGCAAAGCACTCGATGGACTATGGCCCGAGGATCGGCACGCAAGCAGAAAGCTTGATATAATCTTTCCGCATATGGCGATGAGCTTTGGAGGTGCCAACATGTCAAACTTCCAAGAGGCTTCTTGCCGTTACCTTTTTGGCGATGAAGCATGGCGATGGGATCACGGTTTGATCAAAGAGTTTTTCGCACGGCATCACGACCGCTGGAACCGCAAAGGCTATCTCATTTCGCAAGGTGGCAAAAAACAATCTGAGTTTTACGCAGAAACGCAAAAAGGCGATGAGTATCATTTCCATTTTGCATGCCCAAACTGCGACACGCTCCAGCCGTATTGTGATTCTCAAATCGAAGTTGATGAAATAACCGTTGACGGGGAATTGGATTACTTAGCGACCAAGCAAACGGCGCGGATGAAGTGCGCGGCATGCGAGCATCAGATCGAGGACACAACGCGAAACAGGCGCGATTTATGCGATTCTGCGCAATACGTCATGACTCGAAAAGGAACTGAGCAAGGCACGGTTTACGCAACATTCAATCGCCTAGCGGTTTGGTGGGTGTCATGGGGTGAAATGTGGGAGCGGAAAACAAGAGCAATGGCAGCATTGAAAGCTGGAGTCATCGAACCTTACAAACAATTTGTGCAAAAAGACCGCGCAGAATTTTGGGACGAAGAACGGATCGAGGAACGCGCTGAGATCACTAGCGGAGGATATACCAAGGAGGAAATCAACGCTGACAAGCTGGATGGCGAGGCATGCCGATTTATTACCTGCGACCGAGGCAAAGACCATTTCTGGCACGTTGCACAAGTTGGAACGCATGATGGCAAAATCCACGTTTTGAGCGAAGGATATTTGCACGAAGAAAGCGACATTCGCGCCGTGCAAACCAAGCTTGGCATTGCTGACAATTGCGTTTATGTGGACAGCTCGTGGAACTTTGACGAGTCATTGGACATTTGCGAGCGCAACGGCTGGATCGGGATTAGGGGCGATCAGCGAGAATCATTTCCACACAAGACGCAATCTGGCAAAATCATTCAAAAAACCTATTCGCGCTATAATTACAAAACATGTCGCAATGGCAAGACGGCACGTTATTTCTTTGTGTCCACAAAGGTTTACAAAGACATGATGCAACGACTGCGCGGTATTGGGCGCATTATCACTCCAGACGATGTCACAGCGGCATACAGAGCGCACATGGAATCGGAAATCAGAGTTGAGGCAGTAAACGCAAAAACGGGCGAAATTTCGACGTATTGGAAACAAATCAAAAAAGCAAACCATTTGCTCGATTGCCAGTATTACGGAGTAGCAGTTGCAGACCTCAAAGGGGTTTTCGGAATTTCGGCTTGACTTATTGCATAAAATTTGCAATTGTAACTCATGAGCATTTCCGAAACGGCGTTATCGGTGGCAAAAGCCATGCGGTATAATCAAGCGATGCAAGCGCAGATCCGCGCGGAATACGGCAGACTTGCGCTAGAAATCGCCACAGGATCGGACGGAGCAAGCGAGATCACAAGCGCAACGGTTAACGGTCAAAGTTTTGGCAAAACCGTCACGATGACAAAAGGCGACAAGCTGAAAATGATCGAACGCGCTTTGTGGCACGTTGATCACAATCGTTTTTCAAACCCAAACAGAACCTTTTACTCTGGAGGTTACCAGTCCTGATTTATGCTAGTTGATCAATACGGAAACTCACTTAAATTTGCTCACGCAGCAACGCAATCGCCGCGCCGTGGACCAGTCTTACGGACACCAAACATTGACGTAAACAAGCTGATTCCAATGCATGACCGCAACACGCTGGCGGCATTGTCTCGACGTTTATTTACAAACATGGGCGTTCCACGCGCCGCGATCTTGCAAAAAGCAGACTTTTCGGTAGGCGAGGCATTTTTGCCGTCTTACGTTGGAAAAGTTGATAAAGCAGACGGGGAAGCGGCAGCAGATTTTTTCCGCAACGTATGGTTTCCGAACTGCGATGTGAGAGGCGGTCTGCGGGATTGGCAAAGCATTTTGAATAATGCTAGCGTTGGCATGGATCGAGACGGAGACAGCTTTTTGCTTTTGACGACTGATGAAAGCGGAGAATTTCCATTGATCCAGCAAATACCCGGCTACGCAGTTAACAACAAAGGAGTGCCAGACAATCAACCGCTTGATTCTGGAGCATACGCTGGATCAATCATTCGCGATGGCGTTATTTATGATGGCAGACAACGTGCAATTGCTTACCGAATCTCTACTGGTGACGATGTTGATCAATTCAATGACGTTCCAGCCTATTCTGTGATTCACCTCATGGACGAAGTTTATCAAGAGCAAGGGCGCGGATTCCCAGCATTTACGCATGCATTGGAGGATTTGCGCCATTGCTTGCAATCAACGGAATACGAGCGAGTTCGACAAATGATTATTTCCAGCATTGGACTCATTGAAAACAATGAAATTGGCGGTGCTGATCTTGATGACCCAGCCAACGACGATGCGTTTTGCAACAATCAATCGGGTGTTTTAACCGAGACTTATGAGCAAGGTCAAATCCGTTATTTTAAAGCCAATTCTGGCAGCGGATTGACTCAATTGAAACACGAAAACCCCGGTGAAGTTTGGGAATCTTTTCATGACCGCATGATCCGAAGCGCACTTGTTGGAATCAAGTGGTCTTACTCGATGGTGTGGAAAGCAGCGGGACAAGGCACAGCGGAACGCGCAGACGTTTTACGTGCTCGCCGTGCAATTGTCAGCCGGCAAAAAACACTAAAATACGCAGCACGCAGAATGCTGACTTATGCTTATTCAGTTTTTCGCAAGACCAATCGTATCAACCAGGTTGATGCGCCGTTTTCTTGGATCTTTTCGACACCTCCAATCTTGACCGTTGATGACGGACGGGAGCAGCAAGCAATGCGCGAGGGTTACAAGCTCGGAACCATCAACATGACCGAGATCCAAGCATCGAATGGAAAACCAATTGATGAGTTTTACAGAGAGCGTGCGGAAGAAGTATCATTGCGCAAACGGATTGCGCAAGAGATTGCAGATCGAGACAACGTAATAATCGACGACCGCGAAATGGTCATGCTAACGCCAAACGAAACAGCAACACCAATCAACCAACCAGATGAACCAGCTCAATAATTTACTAGCACCGCAACAGATTTTTGCTTGCGATGCATTGCATTACCGAAAAGCAATTACAGCATCAATCGACGATATTGAGATTGACGACTTTTACCAACTGCGCCCAGCGGCTCAAATCATTGATGGAGTTGGCATCATTTCAGTTCAAGGATTGCTCACAAATGATGTTCCAGCGATTTATGAAAAAGTTGGAATCGTTACCACATACAACACAATCCGCGCTGAGATTGAAGGCGCCATCATGGCTGGAGCTGGTGCAATCGAACTACGAATCAACAGCGGCGGCGGCAGCGTAAATGGTGCTATTGAGCTTTCTCGCTACATTGCTTCGCTATCCGTGCCGACAGTGGCATTTGTCACGTCTTGCGCTTGCTCAGCGGCTTATATGCTAGCTAGCGCAACCGATTACATCGCAGCAACCGAGACAGCACAAATCGGCAATATCGGCACAATTATGACGTGGACGGATTACTCAGAAAATCACCGCATGAATGGATTGCAAGAAAAAGCAATCACCAACGAAGGCGCAACGCTGAAATCAACTTTCCATCTGGAGCCAAACGCAGAGCAACTAGCATTTTTGCAAGAATCCGCAAACCAATTTGGCGAAACGTTTAAATCGTTCGTTTCAGAGCAACGAGACGTTGACGACGAAGTTTTTCGCGCCGGCTGGTATTCTGGAGATAGAGCTTTGCAACTTGGCTTGGTCGATGAAATCATCGGGTTAAAAATTCCCGCTTGACTTAATGCAACTTTTATGCAATTGTAATCGCATGTCGTTTTTCGTAACCAAAAAAGACCACGAAGCAGCACTTTCAAAAATCGGGCTTTTGGAGTCTGAAACAACGGAATTGCAAGCATCACTCGCCGAGGCTCAAGACCTCAACGCTCAAAACTCTCAGACCATTGCAGACTTGCAAGCCTCACTTGCAGCGGTCACAGCAGAGCGTGACAACGCCACAGCAACCGTTGCAGAGCGTGAAGAAGCAATCACTGCGCAATCTGAGCAATCAGCCGCAGAGCTTGAAGCAGCTCAAAAAGCAATTGCAGAAGCCGAGCAAAGCGCAACCAACAAAGCAACTGCTTTGCTTGCCGAGGCTGGTCATCCTCCAATCAACTTGGAAGTTTCCAAAGAAAACAATTTAAGCGCATCACAACTGCGCGAAAAAATCGCAGCTATTCCCGATGCGAAAGCTCGCCTAGAGGCAACGCTCAAAAATTGGGACAAACTCAACAAATAAACTAAAACACAATGGCTAATACATTTGACTCCGCATTGGTAACAGACGTTCTTCGCGATGCCGCGATCACCGTTCTGCAATCCCGCCTCGCTCCGCTTAATTCTTTCTCAAAAGATTTTTCGGCTGAACCCGTAAAACCTCGCGCTACAATCCAAGTCCCGATTGCTACCGCTGGTGGAACCACTCAGACTAACGCAACCGACTTTGAGAGCGGCAATAGCACTCTCGACAACGTAGCAGTTACTGTCAACCAATACAGCAACTCGTTCGCTTTGAGTAACGATGAGCTTAACCAAGGTTTCCGCCTTGAAAACATTGCCAAAATCAACTTGCATCAATTGGCAAACAAAATTATCGACGTTGCTTTGACTCCAGTCACAACCACCAACTTCGGCTCCGCAGTTGTCGATAAAGACACCGCCGCAGACGTTGGAGTTGCTGACCTGAAAACACTCTGGGCAGCCCTGAAAGATGGCGATGTTCGCAACGTAATTTTTGACGGCAGCATCTACGCTCAATTCCTTCCCGCCAACTTGGAAGCTTTCCAAGTCGCAGCCGGGGGAATGAACGTTGGCATGTATGGCTTTGACCTTTTCACCTACAACAACCGTTGGAGTGGTGCAGGCACCAACATTCGCGGTTTCGCTTGCTCGCCGCAAGCAATCGCCGTTGCATCTGGCGTTCCAGTTCAATCCGCAGTTGCTTCCGACATGGTAGGTCAAGAAACCGTAGTCATTCCTGACCTTGGTTTGTCCGTGCAAATGAACATGTGGGTCAGCCGTCAAAGCCGTTCGCTTTGGGCTTCCTACGATGTCATGTTTGGTGCATCGAAAGCTGACGGATCGGCACTCAAGATTCTAACTCTCACTCCTTAATGTTCATCCTGGTGCATAGCAAAGGCATCCAAAGCGTGGAGGGTTACACCTCCGCGCTAAAAGTTGCGCAATCTATCGCCGATGAAACCATGGAGAAAGCAAGAGTTTACCGGATGCCAACAACCGTGGAATTTGTCGCATGCCCTAAAAAGCAAATTGAGACAAAACCAATTGTAACAACAAAAAAGGCAAAACGTAAATGAGCGCACTAACGACATTCGCGAAGTCTGGATATGCATCAGCCTCTGCCACAATTGGCAAAGAGTTGCTTGTTATTGACGGATCAGCGAATGTCTATGGTGTGATGTCAGAAGATGCAATATCAGCCGATTACGCTAACACTGGCTTCATGCCGACATCGCTTTTTTCCGTTGTCGTCGATAACTCTGAATTAGCAGCGGCTTATCCGTCGATGGCAGTTGGAAAGCGAGCAGTTGCAAGAGGTAAAACTTTTCGACTGACTGAAATTGAAAAAGGTGGAACGCTAACAACTTTGAGATTGGAGACAGTCACCAAGGCATGAAATTGACAGTTGACCAACAGAAACTTGCCGCATCGCTCAAGAAAGCATCGCAAGATTTTGGAGACTCAACGGATCAATCAGTTTTGAGGTGGGGTGTCTCGATTGCTCGCGAGCTTGCTGGTGCAACACAGGCTTTTGGACGTGGGAAAAAAGCTTACAACACTCAGCTTGGTGCGATCATTTCGGACATGCAAAAAGTCGTCAAGATTGCTCAGCCAAGTGCCAAAGTTAACTTTCCAGATCCGCAATCGCTTATTGCTTTTGTGGAGACGAAAAGAACAAGACAGCGGCGGCGAACAATAACACTCCCAGAGAACAAAAAGCCAACCACGCATTATAACACTTTCAAGCAAGCGGTAGAAATAAAGGCAGAGCAAATCGGCAGAGCCAAAGGTGCATGGATCGGGGCAGGATTGAATTTGTCATCGCAGCAAAAAGGCGAAGGTAAAATCACAATCGGCAAAAACTTTCTTGGATATGCGCAGAAATTCGCAAGACTAGGAGACACAAAGAAGAAAAGATCACTTTTTTCATCTGAGACAATTTTGGAAAATAACTCACAGCATTCTGCTGACAAAACCGTTTTGAGCGATTCTCAAAAGCAAAAAGCGGTTAAGTTTGGTTTGAAGAAAACTGTGAAATGGTATGAGAAAGCAGCAACCAAAAAACTGAAATGACCTCAACCTTAATACTGACAGCACTTAGAGAATACATTGCCGAGACAATCGACGATGTTGAAATCAGTATTGATGGGGACGCAGAACAACTTGATCCAACATACATCGAGTTGACATGCTCAGGGACTAGAGAGCATGAAATTTTGCGAGGTGTTTTAGAGCTTGGAATTAGTGCAAGAATCATCAGCGTGCCTCAAGATGTGGTCGTGACAGAATTAGAAGAAACGCTTTACAATGTCCTCGGAGACAACGAAGAACTAGTTTCTTGGTGCGATGCAAACATCGAAAATTGCAGAATTTTTCAAGTAAGAGATTTTGATATGAATACAGAAGGTGACTCAGACAACCGAGTCAGCAACATCACTTTTTTATGCACTGGGTGCAAACTTTAACAACACAAAATTCATGAGCGCAACCGTATATTCTACCGCAAAATTTGGAGCTGCCAGCGAAGCAACTTCCGCAGGTCTTTTCATCGCTAGCATTAGTTTTGCTGGCACATCTGAAACCGCATTCGCACCAAACCATGTTGGTCAAGATGTCGGAATGGCAATTTCCAACGAAGCAATTGACGTGACCCTTAATGGTGTTATTACCACAAAAGGTGCTGGTATGGTCGTGGGCATTGCTGACGTAATTGTTTTAGCGAACGCCACAGCAGACAGCAGCACAGTTTATACTGACATTCTCAAAGTGACACCAGTTACAAACGCTGGAGTAGTCATCACTGGAGCAACAATGGGACGCACAAACAATGGCTTTGAGACTGGCGATTTGACTGGCGTTTATAAGCCAGGTATCGACACAACCGTAGTATATACGGCATCGTAATTTTATGCATACGTTTAACACAGGAGACATACATTTTGCATCGGCATTGCTCACCATTGGATTTTCGATGGATGAGCAAAAGCCATGTTCGCTAATATCGCACGAAAACGGAAACGTTTACAGCAGGTATCATTTTCAGACAGTAAGCAATGACGGAAAGCTTGATGCAAACGTCATGTCAAAAGCTTGGTCAAATAACACTTTGCTGCCATCGGACCACGGTCTTAATCAAGTATCACAATTCATCCGCAGAGGGGCAGCTAAAATGTCAATTGCCGACTGGATTGATTTGGCACAATCAATTTTTAGCATTGGGCATGTAACCAATTTGCAGATTGCAGCGGATCACGTTGCGGCATTTCCAGACAACCCAGAAAGCTACGCATTGGCTTACATTTGCAATCGGGATCAGCTTTTTAAGTTGCACAACAAAGCGCGGCGGGAAATTTTCATGACAAACGGTGATGCAAGGACGTTGATTGATTTAACGCTTCCAAAGCACCAACAAAAAGAACTACGAAATAGACTAAACGGATGAACGAAAGAGACAAAGTATTACTTGGCGCATGGCTTGGCTCAGAGAAGCTCGGAGATCGAGAGTTGAAGCCATTGGGGGCTGGTAGGTATATCACGTTGAAAACGCTCGGCAACGGGCATTTCTGCGAATCTACAGACGATGGAGACATGATCATTGATTCGATCGAAATCGTTTATGTTATGTATTTGCAAAGCAATGAAATCCGCGAATACATCAAAAAAACGAAGCAACAGCGGAACGAGATTTTAGCCGATTTTGCAGCGGAATTTTCCGACAGTATTGATGAGGTAGTGGTTAGCATACTAGGTCAAATCACGCAAAGACTTGGCGCAGCGACGATGGAAGCCATCAACAATTCGGGAAAGGAGATCAGCCGTGCATCCTAGCTATGATCGAATTTTTCGGATTGAGGCACGGCATAAATCCAAGCTTGCTAATTTGGGACACAGAGCTTGCAAGGACGATCCAAATCATTTATGCTGAATCCGTCAGAAATGGCGCTATGATGAGGTATAAAGAGGCGGTGGAATCAGATGAAACCAACAAGAAATTTGAACAACTAGAATCACAATTTGACGCATGGCTATTGGCACAACAGTAAAGGTCGGATTCGACGGGAACGAAGTCAAAAAAGGCTTTGGCGCAATTGGTGGCATGTTCCGCAACATTGGCAAAGGCATGTCCATGGGTGCAGGTTTGGCGGCATCGCAAACGCTTGAAGGGATCATCATCAAGGCGGCAACTGGCATTAACTCGCTTGCGGATTTTGCTGGTGAAGCCGAGGACGCAGCATTGCAAGTAGGATCGACAACTGCCGAGATCATCAAGCTCAATCGCGCTTTGGAAATTGCCGGTGCCAATGTCAGCGCATCAAACATGTTGTCAACAATGAAAGATAACATCTATGACGCATCGCATGGTGGCGAAGAACTGCAAAAATCATTTGCTCGCATCGGGGTGAAAATGCAAGACTTAAAAGGTCTTTCGACGATGCAACAATTCGAATTGATTGGCAAAGCAGTTTCCGCGCTCGGTGCCGACTTTGACGGATTGGAAAATGTCATGAGCGATATTTTCGGGGCGAAAATGGGTCGTCAATTGATCCGACTTTTCAAGAACACGCAAGTTTTCGATCAGGTCAACGAGGAGACTGGAGCATTTGCCGACAACATTGACAAAAGCGCGGCAAAGCTCGGAGAAGTGCAAGATCAATTTGCTCGCATCCCGCAACTATGGCGCGGATTAAATTTGGCATTGTTTAGCGCAATGGGCGGTGGCAATGAAAGCAATTATATAAAACGGCTTTTTGATGGCATTGACGCAGCAATTCAATCATCAGATTTTTCAAAACTTGGATATTTATTAAAATCAGAATTTGCCAAAGCATTAGAAGTTTTTAGCGATTCTGGCATCATGCAATCAATCAATAAATGGTTTGAAGGTATCGGAGAATCAATTGGAGCAGGAATCAAAAAATCAATTGGATTGCCAAGCTTTTTATCAAGTAACGGAATGGGAAATGGAGGCAAAGTGGCAACAATTGACCCAACAAAAGAGATCATGAAAACAAACGAAATTTTGACAAGAATCGCACGCGATGGAGGCGCACTTTATTCATGAGCATAAACGGATTTGGACTAGCAGAGGTAACGGCAAGAAATGATTTTCGCGTTACAATTGACGCGACAGGCAGGGTCAAAGGAAGCCAATCTTTCAGCCTTCGACATGGCGCATACGACTCAGAACGCGCTTTGTTTTTGAAAGGCAACACGCTGGCAACTGTGAACCCAGACGCGCCCGATCCTTTTGGCGTATTGCTTATCGAAAGCCATGAATTTGAAGAAAATGGCGGCGGCAATGGGATCGACATTGTAACATTGCAGCTTGTCGGATGGTTTGAAGGTGACGAAGGACAAACCGAGCGCGAAACAATTTACGATTTGAATACAACTCTATCGGAAAGACCAACGATTGAGCATCCGAAATTTGTCAACATTGGAGTCCCGGCCGATAAAGATTTTATTGTCAAACTTTATAATGGCACGGCTCGATGGAATGATGAAAGCGGCACGGTTACAATTACCGATGTTTACAGTGGTTTTGAAATTGGAACGATCACAGACGGTGAATCATTGCAATGGTTTGACTTGATCATTCGCCGAGGTGTCAGGACTTACAATGAGCCGGTAAGCGAATACACTGAGACAAGAACGGATCAAGGTGGATTGTCGGATGAAAAAGTGGCTGACATGGGCAAAATTGATACTCCACCAAATAATCCGCCATCGCCTCCAGATAAAATCTGGATGATGTCAGGCGCGAGCGAAACAAAAAGCAGCGACAACCCAGTGACATGGACGCGCACCTGGATGACGATTGACGACACCCCAGACAACAATTTGCTTTACGAGCCATGAGATCAAACACCCCAGTTGGAAACAATCAAGACCCGCGTAGAGGTGAAAAGATTTTAGCAAGTGACATTGCAAAATTGAACCAAGCGGTGAAGCGTTTATCGAAACGGGAATACCCTGATCGGTTTTCTGCATTTTCCCAGAAAAAACAAGCGTTTGAAGTATCGCTGAAAATAGAGCCATCGGGCGGCGAAGGAGATCCAACATACAAAGTATCAGTTGGCGAAGGCTATGTCGTGGAGCGGCAAGTCATGGAAGACCCTTCGCTAAAATATCACGAAGTTGACAAAATAACGTATGACGGCGGCGAAGTAACTTGGCTTCCAATTGAGGCTGGTCAGGCGATTTACGTATTTTTTGAATGCGACAAAAAAGGGGTGATACAAGGAGTCCCAGACTTGCTAGTTGATGATGACGAAAAGGCACATGAGCATTGGAAACCAGAAGGATTTCAATTTGGAGGTGCAGACGGGAGCTATTATTACAAGCTCGCGGTTTTTGAATTGCCAGAGGGCAATCCGAAAATCAAAAACTTTCACACCGGAGAAAACATCGACCACTATTCAGAGCGCGTAAATTTCAAAAACAAGGAACCAGACGTTGACGGGGAATTAAGACCAGTTGGTCATAATTATGATGATGCTGAAGACGTTTATTGGCTGAAAACGATTGTTCAATTAGCTGGAGCAGGCGAGCCAATTATCATGCCTTTGCCAGACGGTGAAACCAAAGACTCAATCGAATCAATACAATTTCGCCTCATAAAGCAGCGAGATACCTTGCCACAAGTGCAAGTTATCGCAGAAGATGGAGATGCAGCAATTACAATTCGCGGCAATGACAACGATGGCGAACTTACCCACGTTGATTGCGATGGGAATTCAAACATTGTTCTTACTTGGAAAGATGGATTGATTACATCTGATTCAATTTCGTTTACCGCGGGATGTTCTGGAAGAAGTGGAAGAGGCGGTGGGATGGTATAACTTATATGAAAAAAGAAACGACAGCAGCAATTGTGATTTGTGGGAAGCGTGATGAAAAAATGCTTCCTTTATTTATTGACCAATGGCGCAAAATCTATCCAGACGTTGAATTGTGGCTTGGCAACGATAGGAAATATCCAGTTGATGAGTCTTACGGTTTGCCAATTGTTATTACGGACTGGGACTATAATGGCGGCAGTGGGATGATAAACGCAATGCTCAAAACAAATGCCGATATTGTTGCAAAATTGGACGTGGACGCATGGCACTTGATGGGAGGCATGTTTGACCCGTTTGCAGATCAAAACGTCAAAGCAACTGGCATACAGTGGCGAGAAAGACCAAATCGTTTTCTTGGCATATCATACGCAATTCGGCGAGAGGTAATGCTAGAGATCGAATTGCAAAAAAGCTTGTGCGGAAGAAAAGGGGATGAGGACGTTTTAATTTGTGACGCAATTCGAACGCTATACCCGAACGGCGTGCATTTGTTCTATAACTCGCTTGTGAGGAGAGCTGATACTTACGAAGGAAATTGCGCCATGGTCATCCACTGTGGAATTCATGGTAGAGATCCAGAAAAGCGCGAACTTGCTTACGCTGAAATGATGCACTTGAAAAAAGGTTCTCCAATACATAAGACTGATCGCAAAGTATGGGCGTGCATGTCTATCACACCGAGCAGGCTGGCAAATGCAAAACAAGCAATACAGTCGATTTTGGATAACAGAATCAAACCTGCCGGTATCGTTTTATCTATCCCTTACAAATTACATCGAACGGGCGAAATATACGAGGAATCTTTAGTGTCAGAGCTTGCTGCCATGTCTGATATTGTGCATGTCCATCGCTGTGATGATTGTGGATCTATCACAAAATGGCTAGGGGCATTGGATTTTGTCACGGATGAAAACGATTTGCTTTTGATTATTGATGATGACAATCACTATTCATGCCAAATGATTGAGCGAATGGTGAGAGAATACAGCGTATTCAAATCATCGACGGCATTAGCAAATGCAACTGTAGAGGCTCAATCTCAAGCCATTCCAGAAGCTTGGCGCGGAATTATGGTTAAGCGCGGAGATATTAATAAATCAAAGCTTTTGAAGTTTTTTGCTTATTGCATAACTCAAGATCAAGATTCTGCCATCGCTGATGATGCAATCATTGGGTGGTTTTTGACCAGTCAATGCGTAACCATTAAAAAAAGCGTTGCGCCAGTTTTCAGCGTCCCGCTTGACTACGGATTAAACGATGATGCACTATATAAGATTGACACGGGACACATGGCAAGATATAATCGCATCTTGAAAATGCTGAATCAGAACCGCGCAAGCGTAACCAACTTGATCAACTCATGACTTTACTCGATTTATACATTGAAAATGATACGGATTTTGCGCAGAGGATCGTCATGTATAGCGATTGCCAAAAGCAAGTGCCGATTGATTTGAGCGATTACGCATTGCGAGCGCAAATCAAGAACAGCGCGGGAACTGCCGTTGGTGAATTTGTCATCATCGAAACAAATGCTTCAATCGGTGAAATTTCGCTAACGCTATCAGCTGCGGAAACGCTTGCAATCGCGGCTGGATCATACTTATGGGATCTGCGCATGGAAGACGGAGACGGGCAAGTTTTGAGATGGATCGGTGGCAATGTCACAGTGGCAACAACAGTAACCAGAGAAGCATAATGAGCGACACAATTCACATCCACATCGAGAGAGAGTGTCCCGTTCGGGTCATTACAGTTGAACCAACTGGAGCAAGAGGCGCGGCAGGGACATCAGCAACAGTAGCAGTCGGCACGACAACAACGGGCGCAGCTGGGACAAATGCAAGCGTAACAAACAGCGGCACGACATCAGCGGCAGTATTCAATTTTACAATCCCGCGAGGCGACACCGGCGCGACAGGTAGCACTGGCCCTGCTGGCCCGAACTCCGTAACAAGCGCAACGACAAGCGATGGCACGGCAAATTTATCGATTGCCGACTTGGAAGTAGTAGGCGGCGAGATTTACACAGACGGTGATTATTCACAAATTTACACGCAGGGGACAGATGCGCATATTTTTACGCTTGGATATGGGGCTGAAATTTTCACAGTAGGGGAGGTGGCAACAATTGCCACGCAGGGAGCAAATGCTACAATCTCAACAGCAGGAGCAGGAGCGACAATCGGCACGCAAGGAGCAAATGCAACGATCTACACTACAGGCACAAACGCTACAATTTCAACCGCAGGTTCAGCGGCTCACATCCAGACATCGCACGCAAGCGCAGCAGTAAAAAGCACCAACTTTGCAGCAGTTGAAAGCGGCGGCGCATCGCTTGTCGATGGCAGTATGCAACCTTGCCTCACTTGGAGTGCGGGAGGGCGCAACTTAACCATACCAAGCGGAACAGCGACCACCTTTAACACCACAAGCTACACCTACGGCACTGGCGCGGCAGCAGCGCATAGAACGGCATTAGAACTTGGAACGCTAGCAACGCAAAACGCTAATGCTGCCACACTATCGGGAACAACCACGTTTAACGGCACGGCTTACACTTATGGAACGGGCGCAGCAACGGCGCACAAAGCAGCACTGGAGCTTTTTACACTCCTTACAGTAATGGAAAGCGACATCGGAACCTTTGTTGCTAATGGGGGAACAGCAGTAGGGGGGTCTGACGGCGACTCTTTGAACCTCACAACCGCTACCGCCAATCTGCGCCCAAACGTGTATCGTTTCCGCAACTGGAATCGCAATCCGGGCAACTCTGGTGCAGCTAACGTTGTGATGCCAGTATCGCTAGCGAGCGCAGGAAATATTATCCACGGGGGAGCTGGTGCAAATGGCGCAAGTTTTCGCTGTGGAATAGGAATGGCTAATGGCGCATCAGCAGTTGCGGCAGACGCGAACGCGACAACAGGCAGGGGCTTCGGATGGCGAATTGCTTGGAATAATTTGACAAGCAAACTGGAATTTAACCTTTGGGCGCACAACGGCACCACTTATGTTGAAGGGACTGGAATCGACACTGGGCTAGGCGCAGTAAACCTTGACGGGTTTTTCAATGTTATTGTCCGTCTGGATGCGGCAGGAACCGTTACGGCACACACGTGGTTTGGGAATAATAGTGCGGCATCCGTGCCGAGTCTAACCCCAACGGTGACACTTGCGGGTGGGCCAACAAGTGGGGCATTTGCAAACCAAGGGACACCCCTATGGCTTGCCGCAACTCACTCGACAGTTGCCCCGCTCGCAGGGCAATCAATCATCGCAAAAATACTTAACCGTAAACTTATACTTGGATGAAAAACGAGACAGACAGAGATACAATGAGTCTAAGCATGGCGATGTTTCGCCACCGCTTGATTTTGCGGGGAATCACGCCAAACTTGGTTGACGATGAGATTGCAAAAATCACTAACGAGACGCAGCGAGCCTTGGCACAAAACTCGTGGGAATACGAAACCACAGTGCGCAGAAACTCTGAATTGCTCGCTACTCTTGCGCCTAAATTTTCCCTAACACCCGAACAACTAGATGACCTTTTCCAATGACTAATCACGCCGCAGAAATCGCCATTACAGAAGTTACAGTATAATTTATGATCGAACTCGAAGCAAAAATTATGGGCTTTTCCCTCGCTGCCATCATCTCGCAATTTGGCGGCATCTCGCTTGCTCAGGTCATGCCAGACGGTCTTGACGTTTGGCTAGAACGAGGCGGCACGGGCTTGTGCTTAGTCTTTCTGGTCTTGGCAGTCCGCGCACTCAGGGCAGAGCGTGACGAGCGTCAGAAGCGACTAGATGCGATGCACGACCGTGAGGTCGAAGCAGCAGCAATGTCGGCTCAATCGCGTGAGAAACTCAGCACCGCTCTCGACAAACTCACCGAGGCGGTGAACAAAAAATGATACACTTAGGGACAGACTACGAAAAAACGAAAGGGAGCAAAGTCTATCGCTTTGTGACCAAGCGGATCATCGCGACTCCGCTCCCGTTTTTTCACCGTAACGCCGCATTCTGCGATGGATCAGGCAGAGTCTGGGCAACCATCGAGGAGGGCATTCTCTACATCTCGCAGGGCTACGCTTGGAACGGGTGCAGCCCGAAGCGCAAAGTTCTGGGAGTGTGGATCGGGACTCCTGACACGGCAAGCAACGTCCACGCATCGCTAGTCCATGACGTTCTTTTCCAGTTTTCAGCGACGAAGCATTTCCGCTTTACCTTCTGCCAAGTCAACACCGTTTTCAGATCACTCATGCGAAAGGATCGCTTTCCGCTCTCGGAGCCATACTATCAGGCGGTTATGAGTTTCGGCGAGGACTTCTGGAAGAAGGACAATACAGTCCACAGCAAAGCACTATGAAAACGCTCAGCGAACAAATCAGGGAGGTGGCAACCGAGGAAATCGGCACGAAGGAAATCGGTTACAGCAACACTGGAAAGCGAGTGCAACAATACCAAGCGGCAACATCACTCGATGGCACGGGCTGGCCATGGTGCGCAGCGTTTATTTGCTTCGTCATTCGCGAGGCAATGGCACGCTGGGAAAAGGAGCATGGAAGCAAGCTCACATTTGCTCGCCCGACGACAGCAGCAGCTTACGGCTTCGATGAGTGGTCACTTGCTCAGGATCGCAGCACAAAGACGCGCAGGAGCCACACAGGCGAAGCAATCGGCATCTTCTCACTACACTCCACGAGCCATTGCGGCATCGCTATTTCAGCACCGACAAAGACTGGCAATTTTCAGACAATCGAAGGCAACACAAACGCCAAAGGCTCGCGAGATGGCGGCTGTGTCATGATAAGAACTCGGAACATCAAGGACGTTCGCGATTGGATCACTTTTACTGTATAACTATGAAAACTACCAACAGGCTCATTTTGGTTCTCAGCGATCTCCATGTGGGGTCAACCGTGGGCTTGTGGCCTGCGGATTTTATCTCCAACGAAGGCAACCCCATCGGACAGAACCATTTCCAGAAATGGTTGTGGAAGTGCTGGTTGGATATGAACGAATGGGTGGCAAAAGTCACCGATGGGCAGCCCTACGATATTGTAATCAATGGCGACATCGTGGACGGGATCCACCACAAAACATTGCAGGTCATGACACCCGATCTCGGCGACCAAGTGACGGCGGTGAAGCAGATTCTCAGCGAGCTGATGGAACGGTCATCTTCGATCCACATCATCAAAGGGACAGAATCGCACACGCTCAACCAAGAGATTGCGGTAGGACGCGCACTAGGGGCGAGCAAGAACAAAGCAAACGGGCAACACGCATGGGACGTTCTTGATATTGAGATGAACGGCAAACTCTACAACTTCGCGCACCATATCTCAGCAACGGCTCGCACATACTTGGAAGCATCGGCGCATTCGATCATGCTGGGCAACTTGACCCACGCACGGGCGCGAGCCAAGAAGCGCGTTCCAGACGTTATGATCCGCGCTCATCGCCATCGGCACGGGATTTGGCAGGATGGGAACCAAATCAGCGCGATCACGGGCGCATGGCAGGGGCTGACACGCTACGGCTTCAAGGTCGTGCCAGACGCGATCCCGCAGCCAAGTGCAATCATTTTCGATGCTCGGAACCAAGACAGAACTGAGCTGCCGATCGTCCACTCAAGAGTTTACACCGCAGATTGATATGAAGAAGATAGGAAACGCTGAAAAGCTCATGGCGCAAATGGGCGAGCTTATGACGACGAAGATCAGAGCCGATGAATTTACAGCCGAGCAGTTTTGCGCGAAATACAAAATGAATCCAAGAACGGCACAGGATTTCCTATCAAAGCAGGTGAAAAAAGGTATGCTCAAGGTGCGCAAAATCAGCCACAACGGCAAATCGGCAAACGCTTACTCGGACGCTGCCAGTAAAGCGTGATTATGCCTTGACTCCGCACCCGATTGTGTTACATTTGCGCGTCTTAAACGACGCTAACTAACTTGCTTGCAGACCCCGTCAGCTCCCGCTGGCGGGGTTTTTGTTTGTAGATTCTGGATGCTTTCCATCTTGCCATTCAGCACTTTCACGACATCCAAACTTCAACACTCGATGGCGATACACGCCGCACTTGAGGCACTTTTGCTCTGTTTCGATCACGTAGCCATTGCAAGCCGTTACCGACCAGAAACTTAACCCTAGCGATACCGAGCCATGACGGCAGCGAAACAAGTGTTTTATTAGTTGTTTGATTTTCATCTCGTTTCCTTTCTCAATTTGTCCAGCTCGCGATAAAAAAATATCCCCCAAGTGTGCATCGTTGAGAGGCATGGGAGATCTGCTGTGATTGGATACCCGCACCCGACCTAGCTTTCGCGATAACATGGAGTTAACTTTCAATCGGGGCAGGAATCCCACCTACTACGCGCAATGCTGCGTTTCGCAAGTTCGTGAGAATAATACCAGAGAATCTGTCGAATTCAAGATCAAATATTGAGCGGGACCGGTATCACCAGACGTATGGCAGACGTATGGCAAACGTATGGTTTCCCGCGCTGCAACCCTTGTAGAATAAAGGAAAATCGACAAAGTGAAAATAATTGCAATTTGTGCTTTACAATTTACAAGGGAATCGACTATTCTTTGCGCGTCACCCGACACCAACACCAATTACAATGAAAGCCTGCACTAAATGCGATTCTACGGAAAATGGATTCTTTAAGGATTCAAGGTTGAAATCTGGGGTCAAGTCAGTTTGCAAGAAGTGCGATCAATCCTACAAAAGATCAAAAGAAGCATTACTAAAAGGCAGATTGTCCCAAAAAGGGAAAGTGACTAAAAACAAGAAAATCAATGATGCAAAATACAGAGCATCATTAAAAGGAAGGATTTCAGCTAAAAATCAAAAATACAAACGAAGATCAATTACTGGCCAATCTAAAATTAAACATTATGAATGGAGTTTGATTCTGAATGCATTTGACGGTAAATGTGCATATTGCCAAAAAAATGGCGAGATCACAGTTGATCACATTACACCATTAGCCAAAGGAGGAATGAATACCTTTGACAACATTCTCCCAAGTTGCAGAACATGCAATAGCAGCAAACAAGCCAAGCTATTTGAGGTGTTTTGCAATAATGAAACACAAACAAGAATAATGAACACGCTGCAAAAGTTGCGAAACAATTAACGCGGCTGTAACGCGCACAACCAATTTCTCAACATGATACCAACAAACAAACGAGGCGCGGTCACAATCGCGCTGGGCAAAGATGGGCTTGCACAGCTACGCGCTGCTGCCAAGCGTGCAAACACAAAACCGGCAAGCGTTGCCAAGGCTCTGATCTTCTCAGGCATTGACCGCGTTCTGACCGGCGAACTCAAAATAGAAACAAAACCAAGACTAACAAAATGAGCATAATACACCCACTAAAAATTGATCTGCTAAAGATACCAGGCGCACGCAAATTCACAGCGAAGGACGGAAGCTTGCATGTTGCCATCCCTCACCCTGCGGTCTTTATCGGAGAAAAGGGAGCATACCTGAACTGCGACCTCACCGAGCGCAGAGAGATCGACGATTACAAAAACACTCACAACATCGCGCTGCAACAAACGAAGGAAGAACGACAGGCTAAGGTTCAGAAAATCTACATCGGCAATGGTAAGACTCTGGAGTTCGGCAGCAGCTCGGCACCTAGCGCAGCACCACGGCAAGCGGCGCAAGCTCAGGATGATGACGATGATTTTATCCCCTTTTAAGCCATGAACGACAACCCACCAATACTAGGCATCATCGCCATTTACGCATTCGGAGTCGCAACAGGCTTCGGAATCGCAGCACTTTTTTTCACATTCGCATTTTAACCAACCAAACCAAACTACCATATGACAACAGAAAACACACAAATCGCCAATAAACCACGGACTCTCAAAGGTCTGCTCTCCGAGGAGAACGTCAAGAACCAGTTCGCTCTGGCTCTACCAAAGCACCTGAGCGTCGATCGCTTCGCACGGGTCGCCATCACAGCACTGACACGCACACCGAAGCTACAGGACTGCACACCGGAAAGCTTCATGCGTTGCTTGCTCGACCTCAGTGCGCTCGGCATCGAGCCAGACGGTCGCCGCGCTCACTTGATCCCCTACGGAAAAGAATGCACGCTCATTCTCGACTACAAGGGCATCGCTGAGCTGGTAATGCGCAGCGGCACCGTGACGAGCATCCACGCCGACAAGGTCTGTGAACAAGATCAGTTCGTGGTCAACCGCGGCAAGATCGAACAGCATGTCGTTGACTACAAAGCGCCGCGCGGCAACGCATACGCTTTCTATGTCATCGTCACATTCAAGGACGGCAGCGAGAAGTGCGAGGTCATGACGCGTGACGAGGTCGAAGGCATTCGCAAGCGCTCGCGTGCCGGTCAGTCTGGACCGTGGATCAGCGACTTCGATGAGATGGCGAAAAAGACAGTATTTCGCCGCGCATCGAAATGGCTACCACTATCACCTGAGATTCAAGATGCTATACGCACTGACGAAGATCGTGAGTTCGCACAGGCTCGCAATGTTACACCGACAGTTCGCGCCGAGGCAATCAATCCGTTCGCAGCCATGGTGCCAGCGATCGAGATGGAGCCTGCACAGGAAGGAGGCGAAGCGTGAACCATTACCACATCGTCAACCTTGAGCAAGGAACCGAGGAATGGCTCAACGCTCGGAAGGGCAAGCTCACCGCATCACAAGCGGCTGGCATCATAACACCGACAGGCAAGCTCGCAGCGGCATCGAAGGGACTCATGCGCAAACTGGCGCGCGAATGCCTCCTGGACGATCCTCACGCCTTCGCCGGTAACGCAGCGACGCAGTGGGGACATGACCATGAGCCAATCGCTCGCGATGAGTTCACCGAGATCACAGGTCACGCTGTGGACACAGTGGGGCTTCTGCAATCAATGCTTCATCCATGCTTGGCTTGCTCACCAGACGGGCTGATGATGATCGACGAAGTGATACATGGGCTGGAGATCAAGTGTCCGAGCGTTGATACGCACGTTGACTACTTGCTCGATGGTGAACTTCCCGCCAAGTATCGACCGCAGGTTCATTTCAGCATGGCAATCACCGGCATTCAGACGTGGTTTTTCATGTCCTACTTCCCCGGGCTTCGACCGCTCATTCTGCCAGTGTATTGGGATGACTACACCGACAAAATCAAGCTCGCCGCACTCGCATTCGCATCGGAATATGAGCAGGAAATGCCGAAGATCCTCGAAGCAATCAGACGGTAATGGGTGAGACGGAGACACTTGAGAAACTCCGCCAATGGTGGCAGGCTGCTCCGAAAGACGAGCGGCTTGCCATCAGAATCACCGCAGCGGCTGTGAAAGTCAATGACGAGGAAGTCAGGGACATCGTGCAGCGGCGCATCGAGGCACACTGGAGGAGGTTCGTGAAAAAGGACTACAGCAAATGAAACATCAACACGGAATACAAAGCGGGCAAACGATCAAGGACGCTCACTCACCGGCTGGGCAATTATTCTTTGCTCCACCGAACTACGCAGACCTTCCTGACTGCCCTGTGTGCAAATTCGGGACACCGATGGAGCGCAACGGTCGGCTCGTCTGCATCGACTGCGGTGCCACAGTTGGATCCACGGACAAACAAACAAAATGAACCAAAGGCTTACATACGAAGAAAAAAGAATCTTACGCGATCTGAGCGCGGGGCAATCGACTGTGGACGCAATCGCATTGCGCTTCGGTCAAACGGCAAGCACGATCCAAAAAATCATGGATCGGCTGGAGAAGCACCGCATGGTGGGATCGAAAACGATTAACAATGGAAAATATACGGTCTATGAACTACGATAAACCAGATGTTCTGATAGGGGTTGATAACGGCATCAGCGGGGCAATGGTGGCAATCTCAGCCTACCATGGCAAAGTGATCGACAAAATCCTTATGCCAACGCGACCGAGTGACAGGAGCCGAGAGTGTGACGCTGTGGCAGTCTGCGAATGGATCGAGCGATTTACTCGCACCGATGACATCGCCGTTGCGCTCGAAACGCCCAGCAAGCACTCACCAGGCACACTCGCTCTATGCTCAATGTGGGACTGCTACGGAGCCATCAGAGGCATACTCGAATCATGCGGCATAAAGCACATCAGGATCGCCCCTAGGACATGGCAGAGCGTCATGCTGGGTGTCGTGCCGAAAGGCGAAACAAAAGCGCATGCACGGGCAAAAGCGCGCGAAATATGGCCCGATGAGGACTGGCTCGCCACACCGCGCAGCAAGAAGGCAAACATGGGATTTATCGACGCGGCACTAATCGCGGAATTTTACAGACGAAAACTACTATGACACACTACAAAACAGACACACTCGACCTGCGCCTGATGGACTGCATGGAGCTGATGAAAGAATACCCAGACAAGCATTTCGACTTGGCGATTGTTGACCCGCCGTATGGGATTGGGGAAGCACTAGTAAAGGGAGGCGGTGGCGGCGGATGGCATAGAATGATTGAGAGCGGCGCAGATAAGTGGGATGTAGCACCAAACCAAGAATACTTCGAAGAACTTTTTCGCGTATCAAAAAATCAAATCATCTGGGGAGGGAATTATTTTCACCTTCCTCCTAGCAAAAAGCCACTGTGCTGGAATAAGTTGCGTCCAAATCAAAAAAACGTAAGTGAATGGGAATATGCATGGACTTCATACAATGGTAGGGCGCAAATGTTTACTCATTGCGCAAATGGAGGGTTCTTGCTTTCAGAACCGCGAATACATCCTACGCAAAAACCAATCGAGCTTTACAACTGGATAATTGCCGAATTTGCTAGTAACGGCATGAAGATCCTCGACACTCACCTCGGCAGCATGAGCCACGCCATCGCCGCGCATTACGGCAGAGTGCATCTCACGGGCTGTGAGCTAGACCCCGACTACTTTGCGGCTGGCATTGCTCGCGTAAAAGCGGAAACCGCGCAAATGGATATGTTCGCAGACTCACCGAAGCCAGAACAAACCGAAACAATGAAGTTACTATGAAACCACTGAAACTACTACACATTCTCCGCAAGATGAATTGCGAGGACCAAGCACGGAAGGAGCTTCCACCCTTCATTCTCAACCACAAAATCTCGCGAGCGATCCTGCTGCTGGAGCTGCTGAAGTTCGACCGACCGGTGAAAACCTCAGAAATCGACCCGCAATCTCAGATGATCGTGAACTACCGATTCACACAGCGCTGGGAGGACGCCGCGGAATTCATCATTCAAGACTGCCAGCAACGCGCAGGCAATTCGCCGCAGACGGTTTACAACTACATTCTGACGGATCGAGGACGCGCTGAGGCACTGGAGATCGAGGGCAACCTGCAACGGCTGATCGACAAACAAAGAAAAAATGCTTTACAACCGGCAGACATAGGGTAAATTTCCGCGTCACGAAAGTGACAAAATCACATCCTCACCGTGATTACAACATCAAACGTTTTCCCCGCCATGGGGTCAGTTCTAGGGAGCTTCGGCAAACTAGGTGAGGGCTGACAACATGGCGGGATTTTTATTTTATGGCAAATTATACCAAACTTTTCAACTCGATCATCACCAGCACGATATGGACTGAGGATGACAAAACGCGTATCGTATGGATCACCATGTTAGCGATTGCAGATCAGCACGGAGAAGTGCAGGCTTCGATACCTGGACTTGCGAGAGTTTCTGGCGTATCGCTCGAAGCGGCAGAAAACGCGATCAACAAGTTTCTAGCTCCCGATCCATACTCACGCACACCTGATGACGAAGGACGCAGGATTGAAAAGATCGAAGGCGGGTGGGCTTTGCTTAATCATGGAAAATACAGGCTCATGGCATCAGCAGAGGATTCCAAGAAATCAAACGCAGATCGACAAAAGCGGCATCGGGACAAAAAGAACCGTAACGCCAACGTAACGGAAAATAACGCTTGCGTAACGCTCAGTAACGGTCAAGTAACGGTTAAGACCGACATAGCAGAAGCATATACAGAAGCAGAAGCAAAAACAAAACACAACACACCTACAATACAGGGTGCGTGTGTGATTGAATCTCCATTCTCGGAATCTCCACCAGAAGCCGGTATCACCATGCAGCAGCTCATGGACAAGATCAACGAACTGCGACCGGCATGGAAGCGGGTGCCACGCTGGAATCGGAACGAGATGGAATCTCTGCGCAACGGCTCAGCCTCACAGATCCAATCTCTCACGGATGACGACTGGCAACTGCTGAAAGCGTTCTACGATCACCCCGACGACAAAGCATGGTTCAAGTTCGAGCAGAGATCCAAGCTTGTCGAAAACATAGCCAGCACGCTCGCCAACGCTGACAAATGGAAGAAAGCCACAGGCTACAAAAACCCGAACTCAACCGATAGACTCTACTACTAAAAATGAAAACAGAAACGAAATTACACACTCGCCCCTGCATCAACTGCACGCGACCCACATCACGCGGCATGTTCTGCCGGTCATGCGATGCCGTCTGGTTCATCGCGGAACGCATCGACAACTACCACCCCGATCCGAAAACGCGTGAGGAATTCATCGCTGACCTTCGCCGCAATCAGTTATTCACACCGCAGGACATCTGGAAAGACGGCAATGCGAAAAAAGCACGCAAGCTCATGATCCTTGGTGACCAGATGAAAGGCTTCGTCCTAAGCTTCACGACTGCCGAAATAAGCCAGCTTGTCGTCAGAGCATACAATCTCAGCGAGAGCAATGCACAACGTGAGAAAAAGCACGCGGAGGCGCGGCAGGCGGCATACTACGCGGGGCGGCAGGAAGTCGATGCGCTTCATGCGCAGATCAGGGAGCAAACCAGAGCGAAACTTGGACACCTGGGCGATGGTCTGGACTTCCGCTCATACCTCGGCTTCGATCCGACCAAGACCGACACGACAGATGAGCAATCGTTTTAAGAGCTACCGAACCAAGAAACCAACGAAAGAACAATGAACCAAGAACCATACACACTAGCGGAAAACACTGCAATGACATTTGCAGCGAGATACTGCCACAACAGAAACACGGGCGGCGCGTTCGCAATTGTCCGTTGCTTAATTGCAAACTGGCATAGGATCAATTTGTGGACGCAATCGCAAATACTAAGCGAGGCATACAACGAAGCACAATACAACCGCGACGACTGGCAAAAGCTTTTCGACCACGCCAACTACAAACCAACCGAACAATGAAAACAGAATCACACACACCAAGGACGGATAATGCGCTTAGTCATGACGGCAACTGGGACACAAAAGCGTTACGAATGGCGAATCTCGCACGCCAACTAGAGCGAGAGCTAAACGAGGTGACATCAGAGCGCAATAATCTAAATGCGAGTTTAACGGCGGCGATAAGTTCATCCAATGCACGACATTTTGAGTCGATGGAACATGAAGCTAAAAGCAAGCAACTAGAGCGCGAGCTAAACAATGCAATGGCAGCACTGCGGAACTTGACCGACGAGATTGGCAAGCACGAAGGCGCGAGCATGATGCATCCACGGCTCACAAGAGCGATTGCGGCAGCAAATAGACTAACCAACGAAAAAAAATAGCACGAAAAATCCATTGATACATAAAGGCTAGAGAACTATTTTCATTTTTATTGCGGAATACGCTTTACAATTTGCAAGGAATCAGAGTATAGTGACCGCGCCGCGAGGCAACAACCGAATACGCAAAATTATGACAGCTACAAAAACTACAATCATCCACGTCGACCACCGCAAAGTTGAAGTCGAAATCAGAAATGCTCCAAACGGTAGTAAGCTTGTAATCGCCATTCGCGATGCGGGCGCGTCGGAAATGCAAAAACCAAATCCGACTGGCGCATACATCCGCAAACAGTGGAATAAAACCTATATTTACAAACGCTGTGCGGGATGGGCATCTATCAGCGCATCAAATATGAAATTGCTTGACGAAATCAAAGCGTAATTCAATCAGGGGCGCGGCTGACCAACGCGCTAACTCAACCAACTACCAACGATATGCAAGACCAAATCCAGAACCTGACCGAAGCGCAGGCAAAGCTCCTGCTCGAATATGCAATGACAGACTTGCGCAACGCTATTTATTCGCCGCGACCAGATAACGATGCAGAGTATCTGGGCTGGCTCACTGGCAAAATCGAATCACTCGCCAAAGAAAACGCACAACCATGAAACTAGACATCACAGACACCATCGTACTTACGGTCGGAATCATCGCGATCCTGATTGCAGTCATCAACGCAGCTCTCTGGCTGAGAGTTCTCATCCAACTCTACCGCGAGGACACCGGCTTCGATCTGCCAGCGACCGACCTCGACGGATCGGACGCGCAAGGCAGCGCATTTGCCAAGAAAGGAGGCTCCCATGAGTGATACCCCGCGCACAGCCGCAGCAACGCGCATGGCTTTTTCATGCGAGCACATGGTGGAGATCGAGGAATCACAGAAGCTCGAACGCGAGCTTACCGACATGCGAGAAACGTTTCGCGAGTATATGCAAGCTGAAAACGAATGGCGGGCATCCATCTTTTGCGAAATGCACGAAATCAACGCAGCGCGTGAAAATTTTTTGGCATTGCAGAAAAAAGCAAAGGAGGTGCTGGGGTTATGAGTGAACGCGCACTAGAACTAGCCATCGCGCTGGAGGCTGAGCTGCTGGCACAATGTGACAAGCTGGAGGCTCTAATCGAGCGACCAGAGTATTCGAACTTTCCGGTGGACGAGCGCAGCAACATTCAGCGCAAGCAAGCCGAGATCTGCGGTCTGTATTTACAAATGGATTTTATCAAATATCAAATTTCGAGACTATGAACATGACAAAAGAACTATCGGAATCCCTGCTCGCTGCCTGCAAATCGGCGGGGATTGAGAAGCCAGGGTATATCGCGCAGAATGCAAACGGCAAGGTGATCCACCACGATGAGAGTCCAACGAGACAAGGGTGGACTCACATTTGGGGAAATGGAGGACCTCCTAAGCGGTTAAACCACCCGCCATACGCTGACGACTGGCAAGACAGCTTGCTGGAGTGGGTTGAGCCACAAGGCGAACCACTAGCGGACGTTTCAGCGCGGCATCCCGATCATATTGCTGATGTCAGCAAAATGATAGACATGCAAGATGCGATTGCTGACGCGTATCGCAAGCACGTTGGGCGTTGCGGATTGCAAACCTACGCTCAGACCTACCGCCACGGCTGGCAAGATGCGCTCGCGTGGAAAGGAGGCGGCGACCAAGCAAGGGGCATCGAAGCCCTAGTATGCGATGACATCGCCAAGCGTCAGCAAGCAGGCATTGCCAAGTATGGCACTACCGTTGCGGAAAACATGCTGTCACATACGCAATGGTTGCAACATGCCTATGAGGAATGTTTAGACATGGCTGTTTATTTGAAACGAGCCATGGCAGAATTACAAACAACTAGCGGGAAAATTGAAATAGAAAATGAAGACTACTGATTATATGGATTACATATTTGGCACTTATTGTATTGCTGTTATTGCTTTTGTTTGCAATGCGACATATTTAATGTTTGTCGGTGCTGATAGTGGCGACATCCAAAAACAAGCCATAGAGCGCGGACACGCTGAATACGTGGTTGACTCAGATGGAGAAACAACTTGGCAATGGAAGGAGGCGAAATGACTGACGAACAAATCAACATCGCCATCGCGGAAGCGTGTGGTTGGCATTGCAATCAATTTGGGCTATGGGGTATCGACTTTGCAGATGGTGTTTCTGGATCACCTCCAGACTACCTCAACGACCTGAACGCAATGCATGAAGCAGAGAAAGTATTGACAGCAGAACAACGAAGGTCATACGTTAATTGCATTTTCAACTTGCCTGCATCTGAATGTGAATCTAACACCTTTGCAACAGCAACGCAACGCGCCAAGGCTTTTTTAAGAGCAATTGGGAAATGGGAGGTCAGCGATGAC